CAGACGATTCTGATGAGGTAGAACAAGAAGATGAGCAGGATGAGCAAGAGGAGCCTCAGACGTTCCGGGTGAAAGCAGCCGGAGAAGAACGTGAGGTAACCCTTGATGAGCTAATCAAGTCTTATCAACTTGGCACAGACTATACAAAGAAATCGCAAGCCGTAGCTGAAGAACGTAAGGTAGTCGAGGCTGAACGACAGCGTATTGAAGAAGCCAAGTACCTACGAGACCAGTATGCGGAGAGGTTGCAGGTTATCGAGCAGATGCTCAACCAGCAGCCAGAAACAGAGAATCTGGACTATTTGAAGGAAAACGATCCTATCGGTTATGCCGTGAAGGTCGCAGAACTCTCTCAACGGGAGAAGCAGTTAGCTCAAGTTCAAGCCGAACGACAGCGAATTGCACAGCAGCAGGAGCAGGAACGTCAGGAGCAGCTAGGGTCTGTGATACAGGCTGAGGCTCGTAAGCTGGCAGAGGTTATTCCTGAGTATGCTGACCCGAAGCGTGGTGATGCGATGAAGCGGGAGCTTAGGGAGTTTGGACTCAAACTAGGATTCTCTGAACAAGAGTTAGCGGGAGTTTATGACTCTCGTGCAGTTCTAGCGTTATACAAGGCGATGCAATACGATAAGTTGCAAAGCTCGAAACCTGCCATCACGAAGAAGGTGAACGAAGCCCCGAAAGTTATGAAGTCGGGTGTAGGAAAGAGCAGAGACAGTAACGAGGAACTGAATAAGTTAAAGGCGCGTGCAAAGCAGACCGGAAGGGTTGCTGATGCCGCAAGAGCATTTGAACGATTCTTATAGGAACTATCATGCCTACATTTACAGCACATACCGCGATTGGTCAGCGGGAAGATTTGACCGACATCATCTATGACATCTCGCCTACTGAAACTCCTTTTATGAGTTCGGTTGGTAAGACTAAAGCAACAGCCGTTTATCACGAATGGCAGACTGACTCGTTGGCTGCTGCTACTACGGCTAACGCTGCTGTTGAAGGTGCAGACGCTACTTCGGCTACTCTGGCTCCTACCGTTCGTCTTGGTAACTACACTCAGATTATCCAAAAGACCGTTCAGGTTTCGGGTACTCTGGACACAGTAAACAAGGCAGGTCGTAAGTCTGAAAAGGCTTATCAACTGGCTAAAGCATCGGCTGAGATCAAGCGTGATCTGGAGACTATCCTGACCGCTAACCAAGGTCGTTCGGCTGGTACATCGACTGTTGCTCGTAAGCTCGGTTCGCTGCTGTCATGGATCAAGACTAACTCTGACAAAGCCTCTGACGGTGCTGATCCAGCGACTATCGGTGTATCGACTCGTACTGACGGCACTCAGCGTACTTTCACCGAAGCTTTGCTGAAAACTGTTGTTGCAGAGGTGTTTACATCGGGTGGCTCACCTAAGATTCTGATGGTTGGCGCTTCTGGTAAGCAGAAGGTTAGCTCGTTTGCTGGTATCGCTGCACAGCGTTACATGGCTCCGGGTAACACTCCGACCACCATTATCGGTGCTGCTGACGTTTATATGTCTGACTTTGGCACGATGTCGGTTGTTCCTAACCGCTTCATGCGTACCCGTGATGCTCTGGTACTCGATCCAGAATACGCAGCATTGGCGTATCTGCGTCCGTTCCAGACTAACGATCTGGCTAAGACTGGTGACTCTGAGAATACTCAGTTGCTGGCTGAAGTCACTCTGGAAGTTAAGAACGAAGCAGCACATGGCATTATCGCTGACTTGGATATGTCGCTGTAATTAGTAGCAAATCCTCCTAGCCTACGGGCTAGGGGGAACTACGAAAGGATTTATGAGTAACCAGATACGGACTCAAACAGTATATGAGGACGGTGACGGTGGGATTGTCATCGAGACGAAGCAGGATGTTACCGAGATCGTTGAGGCTAACAAGGCTCAGTTAGATTTCGATAAAGAGCGCAAAGGGCATCTAAACGATCTGCACCATGTTGCCAGAATACCCTTCACGGTTATTGATGTACTTAACCAGATGGGGATTATGAAGGGCTTCAGGGTGATTGATGACGTTGGATTTGCCAAGTGGCTGAATGATCCTGATAATGCTGTCTGGAAAACGTATCGAGGTACAGTATGAGAGTTGGTGTTTGCGTTCCTGCAAGGGATGAGGTTCACACGGCATTTGCGTTCGACTTTGCGAAGATGGCTGCACATGATGCGTCTGTCCGATGCAAGGATGGTAAGGGTGGTTTAAGCCTTTATACGATGCCGGGAACGCTGATATTTGACCAGCGTGAGAAGTTGGCAGAGGTAGCGTTGAAAGAGGGCTGTGATGCGTTGTTCTTTGTGGACAGCGATATGCGGTTTCCTCCTGACATCATTACTATTCTGCTGAGTCGTGAAGTGCCTATCGTTGGCGTTAATGCGACTACAAGAAGGAAGCCTGTAACACCTACGGCTAAGATGATGACGAAGTATATGGACGGTGATACGTTAGTCCATAAATGGGAGAACATCGATAGTCGTGGTAAAGAGGGTATTGAGGAAGTTACAGCGATTGGGTTTGGTGCTGTACTGATCCGCAAAGAGGTATTTGAAAAGACTGGCAGACCTTGGTTTGATGCTGGATGGGGTAAGAATGGAGTCTGTGGCGAGGATGTTTATTTCTGCGTCAAGGCTGCATCAGAAGGATTCCCAACCTACGTTGACCATGAACTGTCCATGCACATTCGACACATAGGAACCTATGAGTACGGATGGAAAGATTTTGAGCAATTAGAGGAATAATATGCCGTTTACTTCCTATTCGGACTTAAAGACTACGGTAGCAAGCTATCTAGCCCGTAGTGATTTGACCACCGTCATTCCTGACTTTATCCGACTAGCTGAAGAACGGCTGAGACGAGACATTCGGACTCGTCAGATGCTTGTGGTTGCCACAGCGACAACGACTGGCGGTGACTCTACGGTTGGATTACCGACTGATTTCTTAGAGATGCGCGACATACACCTGAACACTAATCCGGTGTTTACGTTGCGCTACAAGGCTCCTAACAGCTTCTACGAGACTGCCAGAACGACTGAGAGTGGCAGACCTGTGGACTATACGATTCTCGGCTCAGAGATTCAGCTAGCTCCTATTCCAGATACATCCTATACGTTGCAAATGTTGTATTACTCTAAGCCTACGCTATTGAGTGACGCGAATCCGAGTAACGTATTCCTAGCGAACTATCCTGATGCTTTGTTATATGCGTCACTAGGAGAAGCAGAGCCGTATCTGATGAATGATGCTCGTTTGCAAACATGGTCTGCTTTGTATGATCGTGCGATTAGTGCTATTAACACATCAGATCAATCAAGTGAGTATAGTGGTCAACCTATGTCAATGTCTTATAACGTGAGGTGAAATCATGGCAGAAATGTCGAATTATCTTGAGAACGCGCTGATTAACGCTACTCTACGAAATACAGCTTTTACAAGTCCTACTGTTGTTTATCTGGCTTTGTACACGACTGATCCAACGGATGCGGATACTGGAACTGAGGTTTCAGGTGGTTCGTATGCTCGTCAGTCGATTACGTTTGGTGCGCCTAGTAATGGCGTATCTACGAACTCGGCTGCGATTGAATTCCCACAGGCTACAGGCTCATGGGGAGCGATTACTCATGTGGCTATTCGTGATGCGTTGACCACAGGCAATATGCTGTATCACACGCCACTAGATGCTTCTAAGACGATTGCTTCTGGTGATATTTTCCGTATTGCTATTGGTAGCTTGAGTGTAACTCTGGCATAAGGATAGATCATGCCTTTAGTCGTAAAGGACAGGATCAGGGAAACGAGTACCACAGCGGGTACAGGTACGTTGACCTTAGCGGGTGCTGTATCTGGATTCCGTTCGTTTGCGGATATTGGCAATGGCAACACAACGTATTACGCCATTGTTGATTCCACAGCGGGTACTTGGGAAGTTGGGATCGGTACTTATACGGCTTCTGGCACTACCTTAGCTAGAACTACGATTCTCTCTAACTCCTCTGGTACTACGGCTGCAATTAACTTTGCGGCTAATAGTAAGGATGTATTTGTAACGTATCCATCGGATAAGGCTGTCTATGGTGATGAGACAAATACGGCTTACGATGCTCAATTTGCTGCGTCTAATGGGGTTTATCTGAACTCCAATACGGTAGCGACATCATTGACATTCCCAACTAACTACAATGGCATGAGTGCTGGCAACGTCACATTGAATACAGGTGTGACGGTAACGGTTCCGACTGGTGCTAGATGGGTGGTTGTCTAAATGTTCGGTATCAGCGCATTTGCTCAAACTCCTTATTCCTCGTTAGCGGGGTCTACGCAGTTTGGTAGTGCGAGTATTGACGGAACAGCGACAGTTACCGCTAATGGTATTCGGGTCGCATTAGGCAATGCAGCAATATCTAGTACGGCTACGGTTACTGCGGTTGGCATCAGGGTTCAAACTGGTGTTGCGAATGTCAACGGCACAGCAACAGTTACTGCGGCTGGTATAAGAATCCAGTTAGCATCGGCTGCTGTTAGTGGATCAGCTACTGTTACTGCTAATGCGATTAGGGTACGGCTTGGCAATGCTGTTGTTAATGGAACCGCAACGGTATCAGCAAATGCAATTCGTATCCAATTTGGCAATGCAGCGGTAACAGGCAATGCTACGGTTACTGCGGCTGGTAGTAGGGTGCAATTCGGTGCTGGTGTATTTATTACATCAGCTACGGTTACGGCAGCGGGTATTCGAGTTGCGCTAGGAACTGCTGCGGTAAGTGCTACGGGTACGTTCTCAGCTAATGCGATTCTAGTACGGTTAGGTAATGCCGCTGTTAATGGAACGGCTACGGTTACGGCTCATGCCATCAGGATTCA